CATCCATGTCTGGCAAGTCCATAGTCTCAGTATCAGCGTGGCCGATAAAAACCACGTTCATATTTGATTGGTAAGCCAGCCCTCCCGCATATTCGCGCACCATGCGATGCCGTTCTGCGGCAGCTCCGTATCCTGCACCGTACCCGCCACCCGCTTGGTTTATGCTTTTGGCTTTAGGGTCAGAGGCCACTATCTCGCCCTCAATCAGCGTAGCTAGTTGAGTTATCGAATCTATAACGAGAGTTTTGTAATCGTGCTTCTCAGTCCCTAGAGCCTCTATGGCGTCCAGAACATCTTGGCTTGATGTTGCCAGCGGAAATAAGCTGACGTTATCGTTGCCAGCCAGAGAGGCTGTTCCGTCTTCAGTTCTTATGAACACTGGATTAGGGAACATGGCAGCCAGAGTTGTCTTGCCCATTCCCCCCTCCCCAAAGAGGGTACAGATTATTGGTCTCTGCCCTTCTGGTTTTGATAGTGATTTTAAATTGATAGCCATTACCAATCCTTCCCAAATATGAGGCTAAATACCTCGTCCAAAATTTCATTAATTGATCTTTCCATTTTATTTTCCTTTTTCAGTTGCAGTAAATTCTAAGTCAGGGTGGTCAGCCCAGCGGAGTAATTTCCGCTGAAGCCTAACTTGCTCTGGGTTTGGTTTGACGCTCAGTCCATTTACAAAACTTGTGGACTCTAATGCCTGCATCAGCATCGCTAGTTCGTCTTCGGTAAGGGTCATCTTTTCCATCAGTAAGCCTCCACCTTAACGCCGATTTTTGCCTTCTTAGTTTCGAAGGCTTCAGCGACCTTGGCCCATTGTTTTGGGTTGTTATCTAACAGCCAGCGAACACCAACCGAATCAGCAGATAAGGTTGATTTTACTGGGTGTCTGTCTTCTGGAATTTTGTGCTTAACTTCTTCCCACTTAACTAGATCAATTTTGCGCGTTACAGACTGTGATAACGTAACTTTATGATCTTCTAGTTTGTGGGTTACTGAGCCTTCATCCTTAGCGTCTAAAGCCTTGGTGAGCTGCTCTTCGATTGCGTGTCTCTGTGCAATCAGTTTGCGTTCTGCTTTCTTTAGTTCTAGCCATTCGGAGGCTAACCCGTCAATATTGCTCATCGCAATCTCCTTTTTTTTCACTCTCTACACAAATCGGTTTACAGAAACATTTGCAGTCTGTAAAGATATATTTACACATTTTAAAAAAAAGGACTCAAAATGCAGGAATTACTACCATTAGACGATATCCGCGCAGCGTTGCAGGATCGTCGATTAACAGTAGTCGCAGAGAAATGCGGCCTGTCACATCCAACAGTAAAAGGAATCGCTACAGGCAACGAACAGATCAGCCTGACCACTTGGAAAAAACTTAGCGAATATTTAAGCGAGGCCAAATGAGCATACCAATAGAAGACTACTGTTCAAAGTTAGGATGGTTTCTGGTAACAATCCCAGCGGGGTCAAAAGGGCCGCAAAAATTTGGCTGGCAGCAACCAGAAAAAGCACTGTCTGATCCAGAAGCAGCGCGACTATATTACGAGCAAAACCCTACCCATAACGTGGGCTTATTACATGGTGCATCAGGAACCTGCGCCGTTGACATAGATCATGTCGAAAACACCAAACTAATCTTTGAAGAACTGGGCATAGATTTCTCTGCGTTAATGCAGTCGGCCCCACAAATAATTGGTCGTGAAAATCGCGGTAAGCTGATCTTCAAAGCGCCACCCGATTTAATGACCCACAAAATATCGTGGCCTACAGAGGAAGATGCTCGTCGAACTGAAGTTGTTTTTGAACTCCGCGCGGGTTCGGTTCAAGACGTTCTGCCGCCATCTATTCACCCAGATACTGGGCGTCCATATCAGTGGGCAGGAAGATCAATATTCGATGGTCTGCCAGAGCTACCGCCACAGCTATTAACCTTGTGGATGGAGTGGGATAATTTTAGACCCCAGATGGCTAGTATGTGTCCTTGGAGAAAAAAGGAAGAGTTTCAGCCAAGCCGCAAGCCACGGCCAAAAGGCGACAGCACCTCAGTCATCGATGCCTTTAATGAAACGCACGATATGCACAGCCTGCTGGTTCAGTATGGATACAAGCCAACGTCACGCGGCAGATACCTATCGCCTAACTCAACGTCAGGTCTGGCAGGAGTTAAGTTATTTGATGATGGCCGCGCCTATAGCCACCACGCATCAGACCCTTTTGATTCGGCACACAGCTTCGATGCCTTCGAGCTTTGGCTTCAGTATGAACACATCGGCAATGTACAAAAGGCTGTAAAAGACGCAGCCCAGATGCTCAACGTAACCCAAGACCCGAACCACGAATATGATCGTGAGGCCATAGATCATGGTGCAAAGGTAGCGGCCAACATTATGTCCCAGCCCAAAACGGAACAGGGACCGCTGCAAACCGTACCAGAACATTTGCTGTCGGTCCCCGGTGTTCTTCAAGATTGCGTTAATCATTACACTGTCACCGCCATCAAGCCGCAACCACAGTTCGCTGTTCAATGCGCCCTAGCATTTGGATCGGTAGCAATGGGACGCAGATGGGTTACAGACCAACGAAACTTCACCAGCCTCTACTTCCTAAACATAGGCGAAACAGGGTCAGGTAAGGAACACACAAAAACAGTTTTGGAAGAGTTGCTAGAAGATGCTGGGCTGGAAGAGCTTATCGGACCCGCAGGCTACACGTCCAGCGCAGGCGTTTTGTCAGCCCTAACTAATAAACCCACACACGTTAGCGTAATAGATGAGATGGGCAGGCAGCTAAAGGCAGCAGCAGCAAGAGGTAATCAACACAAGGCAGATTCAATAACAAGTATCATGGAAGTTTTTGGGCGTACCGATGGCACTTTGCGCCAAGCGGGATACGCTACCAACACAATGAAATCCTCTGAGGCAGCAAAGCTAGAGAGCGTTGTAAAGCGCCCGTCACTGACACTGGTCGGTATGTCAACGCCATCAGAATTTATGCAGGCAATCGGTGGGGGTGACGTATCCAGCGGTCTGCTTAATCGTTTTTTAATCGTTAAATCAGAAATCGGCGTCCAGATGTCCCAGAAGAAAAGAAGGTCATCCATAAGCGTTCGACTCTCAGCTTGGGCGAAAGAACAAGCATCCGCACAGGTGGGCGACCTAGATGCTGGAAATATCCACGATATGCCGCCACACCCAATAGAGGTTCCGTTTACCCAAGAGGCCGAAAACTTACTGCGCCAGTACGAGGAGAGGTTAGTCACGGCTATTAAGAAAGAAACAGGAACAGGTCTTGAGGCCATGTATAATCGGTCAAGAGAAATCGCTATGAGGTTGAGCCTAATAGTTGCAAGGTCGTTAGGGCAGGACGAAATATCTAGAGATGCAATGGAGTGGAGTATCGATTACGTTAATCATTACGCAAAGCAAACAATAGAGATGTTTCGCAGTAATATGTCAGAGGGTCCGTTCGAGGCAACGTGCAAAGCAGTTTATGCCAAGATAGAAAAGTCAGGGCTGGCTGGCCTAACAGAGCGAGACCTATCGCGCAGCGTTTCAACCTTCGCTAATCTAGACAGGCGCAAACGTGCAGATGTTTTAGATGCTCTAATGAACGACAGAGGAATTGAGTGCCGAAACCAAACCGAAGGTGCAAGAGGCCGACCACGGTTCGCCTACTTTGCACCACCAATTAACTAAAGGAAAAAAAATGACTAAATATACACGCAGCGAAATCCTACAAACCGCACAGGAATATGTCACAAAAGACCGCGCAGCCACGCACGGTGATATGGAAAGCAATCTCACAACCATAGCAGAACTCTGGGGCGTCTACCTAGAGCGTCACGTTGATCCGTCTGATGTTGCCGTAATGATGACCATGCTGAAAATAGCACGTATAAAATTAAACCCTAAAAATTCTGATAACTGGATCGATGGATGTGGTTATCTCAGTCTGGGCGCAGAATTAATTGTAGATAAACCAGAGCCAGAGCCACCCGTTAAATTCCAAGGTGGTAAGACATAATGAGAAGGTCACTACAATTACCGCAAGTAAGTTTAAAACCAGCGCTTAGTCCTACTTTAAAAATGGCACTTACTCAATCAACCAACCAACGAGCCAAAAAGAAAGTCTCTCTGTCACCAACACCTTGGAGCCAAGAACGGTCAGAGACGCCAAAAAGAAAGTTAAAGTTATGGTAAAATATTTAATGCGCTGGGCGTTTTTATTCCTGTACATCTTAATCGGTGTCACTATCGCGGCCCAGTTCTTTTGATAGCCGCAGCAGCGTGTCTCTCTCTGGCGCTTTATCATGAGGCCAGAGGTGAGTCACGATTGGGACAGTTGATGGTCGCAAAGGTAATCGTTAACCGCGTAGCATCACGCCGATGGCCATCATCGATGTGCAACGTCATTACCCAAGACCGTCAGTTTTCGTTCTACCGAAAAGGAAACGCACCCAAGCCACGGGACGAAGTGGCGTGGAACAAGGCACAAAAACTCGCGGTTGAGATCATAAACGACCCAGACATTTTACCCTATACCTTGGCCGACCACTACCACACCGTTAATGTGCGGCCAGTGTGGCGCAGGAAGCTGTACCGAATAGCAAGAGTTGGTTCGCACGTCTTTTATTCCTACGATCAACCAGCAGCTATAGAGGTCAGTATTAGGCCGAAAAAAAGACCAACATACCTGCTAGACCCCACCTAAATCCTATGATTTAAGTCTCCTGTGGGTGGTGAATTTTAACAGTCTATGACCACGGGGTTTGGTTTGTTTTGGTTCGCGCGGCTACCAAATGCGCTACATTCGATATCGCTGCCACCCACACGACCCCGCCCCTAAAAAGGTGGGGTTTTATTTATTTTAAAAAAAATTAAAAAAAAAGGGAATCTTTTGGGGGGTTCATCCGTCTACATAGTATGCAGCTTAGAAAGGGCATATAAACATGGCAAACCCAATTGTAGAGACTATTTGCGAAACAGCTAACATCAAGGTTGAAGTATGGGACGTAAACGGCACCAGCCACTGGAAACTAACAAACCCTAGCACAGGGCGTGAGAAGGTAATCGTGGGGGCATACGAGTTTGCTGACCTCCTACTAGGCACAACTTACGGTGTACCCACACAAGGCGCTAAATAGCGGCAGACAATAACCCTCACAGAGAAATCTGTGGGGGTTTTTATTTATGGCAGTATTTATGGCAGTATTTATGGCATGCCCAAAAACGGCATTTTATGTAACAATATTAAACGGTTAGCTATTTATGGCATTTATGGCATTATGGCTGTAGTAATTAGATATTTTTACACCCCCCATCACCCCTCCTGATAGGGGGGTAGAGAGGGGGGTATGACGTAATGACATATATATAAATAATAATAATAATATATATATATATACTATATAAACAAAGGGTATCAGTTAGGTTGATTTATGGCAGATCAGGTATATGCCATAAATAGCCATAAATGCCATAAATAGCTTTTGCTATTTTTATTTGCTAGGCCGTGGTATCAGGCAGTCAACACCCGTTAATAGCTGTCTATTTTAGGGATAGCGTAAGAAAGGATTTAAGCATGGCCAAAGTTTATATCGTAACTCGACCAACAGAAAATAAATTCGGATGGACTCCCGACTTATCGGATGCAGCCAGATACGGAACATTGTGTGTTTTGTACGAGCCAGATGAACGACCACAGTTTCACCCAAACAAAGCAATAAAAATTGCACGGGAAATTATGCAGGACTTTAGCCCAGAAGATTTCCTGCTATGGCCGGGAGGTAGTGATCCCATAGGTGTGATGATCGCATGCATGGTTGCCAGTGAATTTAGCTCAGAAGTTAATGTACTGCGATGGGAGCGCAATTTTAATAACGGCGAGAGAGATCGGAGCAAGGGATTCTACATGCCAGTTAAATTAGATTTATCTTAATTTATTATCATTCATGGGGTGGACGTACAACATATTGTACTATAGGATATATGTATAGAGAGAATCAAAAA